GGAACGCTGCATGTTGCGGATCCAGCGACGGACAAGGTCCGGGGGGAACTGGTCAAGGTCATACTTGGCATCCAGTGTGGCATTGCGTGCGTCATAGAACGAGCCCCACTTGATGTCCACCCCGAACTGCTGGTAGATGCCGAGGCGGTAGAAGCCCAACTGCAGGGGGCTGGTCTGCTTCGACTTGCCTGACTTGAGGTCCACGATGAGCAGGCTCTCGTCCCTGATGTTGCGGAACACCCGGTCGATGTAGCCCTTGAGGGTGGATCCGTCCACCTCCACGGTGATGCCCATCTCAATGGCATGCTTGCCGGGGGCGAACTCCCATGGGACGTAGTGGCTGTTGACCATGCGCCACTTGTAGTAGGCAGCCAGCCAGCCGGGACCGCTGTCCCGCATGAACTGCTCGTCCTCGCCGTTGGGCAGGGCCTTCGTCGGCTTGCCTGCTGTACGCCAGACCTTATCCGGGTGCTCGGCTAGAGCGGAGTCCATGTAGCGGGTGAACTCAGTCTCGCCTGCCTTGAGCGGGTGAACGTAGGGAGCCACTAGAACGGCACCTCCTGATCAGCGAGAAGGGCGTAGTCGATGGCATCGCATCCTGAGTGGAATGCGGATCCTCCCGCGAACCAGATGGCTGGTCCCTCCTCCACCCTCAGGATGCGGGTGAGGCGGTACTCCTCTTGGCACTTGGCCCATGTGGAGAACGAGGAGAAGGAGATGTAGTCGGGCAGCAGATACAGGTGTTCATCTTCTAGCGTTGTCATGCATCCAAGGTAACATACCAGTCAGCGTACGGGTGGCCTACTCGCTGGGTCATCGAAGATCGTGTGCCAATGGATTCCGTCATGGAAGGCGTAATCGTACTCGTAGTCTGGCGAGACAGGGAACCTGTCCATGACAGCCTGCCAGTCAGAGTCATCGATGTCGTGGATGCTGCCGATGACGAGCCGGTTACCCTTCCTGTCAGCGTGACAGGTAGCGGTCATCATGTGCGTTTGTGACGCGGTGACATCGTAGCCAGCGAGGACATCCGAGATCGTTCGGTTGTCCACGGTGATCAGTCCCATGCTTTACCCCCTGTTTATGTTGGCTTAACCATAGCAGGGAGGGGTGACAGTCCTCCGGGACGAAGGTCCCATGCTGACGGACCGAACGACACGGGCGTGTGAGACACCGGGCATGCCGCTGGCATGTTACCTTCGGGATGCGGTGAAAGCCGTGGGGCAATCCAAGACTCAGGACCAGACCGCAGAAGCGGGATGTCTGAGGGCAGGTTCCCCCTCAACTCCCAGCCAATGGGAGGGGTCTCCCTTTGGGGAGACTAGAGGGGGATCCAGTCCTCGAACACTCCCGCAAGGGAGTGTGAGATAGATGATCGTTATCAATGCCAACAAGTTTGGACATTGTCCTTCATGCGATTCAGAGATTGATCTTGGTGATCCCATCGTGAAGATCCGTCGTTCCTACCCGTGGATCCATGCCACCTGTGCGCTGCGTCTTCAGCGCATGCGGCAGGATGGGATCTCACGACGGGCAGAACTGGACAAGATCAGAAACTAATTGAACATATCAACTTGTCCGAATGATGTTTTGAAAACATCATGTGTCAGATAATCATCATGTTTTCAGGTGCAACTTCTTGATCCTGATAGGGGCCAGTCCATCATGGTCCTTGTACTTGGCCGAGATGTAGTGGACACCCTGATCGTCCTCGGGATCGTATCCCACCACGGCCTTCTCCCGATCCAGCATCTCCAGCCATCCATCCAGCATCGCTGTCTCCTGCTCGTTTAAGGATTCGGGTCCCTTGGTATCCCTGCGTCCCATAAGACGCAGCATCCTAAACGGGTAGGCCCGGATGTGGTAGGTACTCACACGCCATGGCAGGTAGTCCTTGTACCTGTTCCCCGGCTTGGTGATGCCGTACCTATGCGCTGCAACGGATACCGCTGACCGACCCACTCTCTCGCCCGTGGTCTCGAAGATACGATCAGCAATCTGCTGATGGGTCATCCCCTCGTCTTCGATCCAGTGCTGTAGCGTGATCTTGTCTGGCAGGATCCTATTAGCAGGCATGTCTCCTTCTTCCCTATTACGAACAGGTTACGCATATGTCAAGTGATAAGTCAACAGTCATATGGCTACAATCAGTATCCCCTGAAGTCACTTCTAGTGACGACGGAGGCTCGAGATTTCCCCTGCTCACAGCGAGAGGGGAACTTGTCGTGTCCGAGGGGGGATTTGAACCCCTAATCGCTGGTCGGACACCAGTGGCAAGTTACCCGTGCTATGCTGACACGGTTACATTCAAGCAATAGACGCCCGGAGGCAGCCATGAACATCGACATCAAGGACGCGATGGACCAGTACCGCGCCCATCGGATCGCCAAGGGCAAGGCGGCGAATACGGTAGACAACAACATGCAGCCGATCAAGCATCTGTGGCGTCTGGTGGGTGACATTCAGGTCGCCTCCCTTCGACCCCAGCACTTCGACAAGTTGTTCACCCAGCACAAGTGGGAGCCCGCGACCCGCAACCTGTACCTCGGGAACCTGAAGCAGTTCGTCCAGTACTGCCGTCGCATGGGCTACATGCCCAAGGACTACGACCCGCTGGACGACTGGGACAACAACAAGGTCCCGGTGAAGGAGAAGTTGATCATCCCCCCGGAGGAGTTCGCTGATCTTCTGGATGCGGCCAACAACCCACGGGATCGTGCGGTCCTCGCCCTCGGCCTGTACACCTTCTGCCGGTCCAGTGAACTGGTCACCCTCCGGGTGGACGATGTGGACTTCGACCGCAACCTGATCCGCATCTTCCGGTGGAAGACGAGCCAGCCTGACATGCTGCCCATGTGCAGTGAGTTGAAGGAGGAACTGCTACGCTACATGGCAGACTACGGGAAGGCCGTAGGAGGCCTTCAGAGCGGTTACTTTCTGGTCCCTAGTCTAGCCCAACAGGAGATGGTGTACGACCCTCAGACACGCCGTCTAGCCCCGTCTGGGGGCACTCAGGCCTACCGTCCCACCTCCAAGATCGGGCATCCCTACGAGATGACCCAGCGTGCGCTGACAAAACTCGGATATGAGACAAAGCAGACAGGTGGTCATACCCTCAGACGGTCAGGTGCTCGTGCCCTCTTTGACCAGTTACGGTCGATTGGTTACGATGGTGCCCTTCGTACCGTCGGTAGCATGCTCGGTCACTCGGACACCAAGGTGACAGAGGTCTATCTTCAGGTGGGGATCGAACGGATGCAGAGGAACGAGATGCTGGCAGGCAAGTCCATGCTCCCGGATCTCGTCAAGTCCAAGGGCGTGACACGACTGGAGGCAGTGTGATGGGCACCTCAACCGTGACCTTCTGCGATCTGTGCAAGGGCACCACCGATGTCAGTGTGATGACCGTCGTGTTCAGCCGGAAGGCGTGGGAGGTGGACATCTGTCAGGGCTGCTACGGGAAGGGCTTCAGCGCCCTGATCAAGAGTGCCCGGAGGGCCGAGCGTTCCACGGTCAAGCCGCAGCACAGGTTCAAGGTCACCGAGATCGACAAGTCTAACCTTTGATATACGAATATCATAGTAAAGGTTAGACATCCGATTAGTCCGATAACGCAGGAAAGGTGGGGTTCCCGAAGGAACCCCACCGAACCTGTTCAGCACTTCGTGCGCACGCTTCCCGCCAACCACGAAGTAGGACCACCTCCTAGATTGTCTTCAACACCACACTGATGATCCCTCCGAACCCCGACGCCGACGACGGGGGAGCCGACTGAGTGAACGATGCATCCTCAGGCATGGCCACATACGAACCACCCGACTGGAACTCCTTCACGACAAGACTGGTTCCATCGGTCAACCGATCACGTAGAGCCTGCCACCTGTCCCATGCCCTGCCCGTGTAGCCCCACGGCACACCATGGGAATCCTTCTCGAAGTCGAAGTTCAGTAGAGGCAGCAGCACCGACTCACCCCGCGACTCAACGGACGGGTAGGCCTTCATCGTCCACGCCTGCAGCGTCGGACCCAGTGTCGGCGTCCCAGACTCAGGGGACATCGCGAACCTCAGGCTCATCGATGTCATTGACTTACGGTTGGCCGTACGGAAGGTTGCCTCGTAACCCATCGCACTGGTCATCGTTCCGATGCCCGACTCCGAGCCCTCACTGTTGATGACCGAGAGGAACACGGATCCCTGCATCGGGGAGTTCATCAGCAGCCTCACCGAGTCGAACGACTTGGCCTCCAGCGTGCCGAACCGCACGGCTGAGGTCTCCAGCCATCCATCGGCCAGACCGTTCGCGTCCTTCACGTCATACAGGCTGTGAGCCGACCCGTTCTGCGCCCACACCAGCGCCGTGCGCAGGCCCGTGACGATGCAGCCGTTCACGGCGGTACTCGCGGAGGTACGCAGCCAGTTGGCCCACGGTGCACGGCCATCCTTCTGCAGTTCCGACAGATCGATCCGCACGATGCCGGGGATGCTGTCACCCGCATTAGCCGTGGCGTAATGAAGGAAGCGGTCGAACGCCGAGAACACGTCCTGTGTCTTCGACGGGAGGGGGGAGTTGAGGAGAGGGCCGTAGGTCAGGTTGCCATTGCCATCGATGGTTCCGATGCGCACCCCGAAACTGGTGGCGATACCCACGTAGGTGCCCAGATATGAGGCAAGATCCAGCAGCGATTCGGCTGAGGGAAACTCGGCCACCACGATGGGGGCCGTCGTTGTCGGCAGGGCACCCGCCGTGTCCAGTGTCAGGGCTTGGATGCTGGATCCGCTGGTCGTGTTGATGGCCAGAAGGATGGACTTCGGGGTTGTCGCTGCACCCACCACCACAGAGGTGGAATCCTGCAGCGTGTACAGGGGAGTAGCCGCAACCAGATCCGTGGAGCCCGTGATCGTGGATCCTGAGTTCTGGTGGATCTTGTTGCCCAACGCGATCAGGGTACGACCCTTCACCCACCACATGCGGGGGATGATCGCTGTCATCGTGAAGCCCGTGGTCAGGGCGAACGTCCCGACAACGGGTGCCCATTCGATCTTCCCATTGGAGGCGACCAGAAGGTTCGGTCCTGCGATGATCATCGACGTGACCGTGCCTGCGGCTGTCACCGAGTTCGACACACCCGACACGTAGCGTGTCACGGTAGTACCGGCGGCATAGATGTACCCGTTCGGGACCTTCAGTAGGAAGCCGGGGTTAGCGTTCGTCATGGTCTGCGCTGCGGTGCCCATCGCTGGGAGCAGGGTGGCCTCACCCGGTACGGAGAACACGTCGACACCCGCCGATGATGCGTAGAATCGATCCACATTCTCTGTGGCAATCGGCTCCATGTACGGCTGACCCGCACCCATCGACCAGTCGGTCTGGCTACGCAGCCACCAGCCCTGCAGGCTGTTGTCTCCGGGGTTAGCCGACGAGTCGAACTGGTCCTTGCGGATCTTCGCCAACTGACGCTGGTAGGGGATCTCATCCGAGGCAGCGGAAAGGAAGTAGATGCCGCCGAGATCGTAGTCGGCGTTCATGCCACTGGGATTCGTGTACGGGGTGTCCGTCGTGTTCAGCGTCAGGGCATGAGGGATCTCATGGATCTCGTTACGCATGATCTACCACTTTCCAATAGGGCACGACACGTGAAGCCACGTCTTGGCCGACATGAAGCATCCACACATGCGGCACGTACGGGTAGGAAGGAACAGGCGGTCACACGACTTGCAGATGTTCAGCCGCCTGTCCCGCTTCTCCCGGCTGACATGGAACACTGAACCGTCATCAGGTGGGGTAACCGAGTCGATGTCATTCGGATCCTCGGCGGTCCGGGTCATGTGACGGCAGACCACTCAGAACCGTGATCGACCATCCCCGGATATACGTGGTTAGTCGACCATGTGGATCCGGGGTACTTGCGGCAGATGCCCACGCCCCATGCGCCACCGCCGGAGCCGAATCCCGACGAGCATGTCCAGTTCCAGACGCCCGGAGTGGGGGAACCGAACGTAGCCGACACCGACTCCTGATCGTATTCGTACTGCCCAGTGTCGTTGTACGTGTGTGCCCGCTGCGCGGTCGATGCCGCCGAACTCGTTATGCCCTTAGGCGTCTTGGCCGTAACCGTGATAGTCGAATCAGTGCCAGCGGTGATCGTCAGTATCCCGCTAGCCCTCGTCGCTCCCGTATGCGTGTACTCCACGTTAGGGTCGTAGTTGTCGATGGAGAACTGCCCGTAGGCATACCATGAAAGTGTCGGTTTCGCCGCGACAATGCTGCGACCGCTACCAGCAGAAACGAAAGCACCTTTCATGTCAAGTCTCCAGCAACGAGATAGGTGTTCGCTGCGATCTTCACCGCTGTCGCCGTCGAATACTGGGCGCGAAGCGCCAGAGAAGGCGTACTCACTACAGTCGCACCGCCACCCGCCACGAATGAGACAGCACCCGCCCCGTACCGGCACAACTGGAAGTACGCGCCGATACCGATACCAGCGTCAGCCGCGTCCGAAGGCAGCGTCACATTGAACGCGCCATTCATCACGATCATCTTCGTGTCATCAGCCGCAGCCACCGTGTACGCAGCGCTCTTGTTCAGGATCCCGATGTCGGCAGCCGGGACACCCGTGATGGCCGAGTACGGGATGTTCGAGAACGTGTTCGACACACCGCTCATCGTCTTGTTCGTGAACGTCTGCGTGTCGGTCGTACCCACCACGCTGCCCGTCACACCGTGCACGTTGGTGGAGGCATTGTTGTGAGCGTTGGCCTCAGTGAACTCAATGGCTAGAGCCGCATGCTTCACCGCAGCACCCGAGGTATGGGACAGGGCAGTCGTCCCGTTGTAGCCACGCGTCACAGTGAGGGTCGTGCCCGCCACGTTCGTGACCAGCATGCCCTCCTCGTTGATCGTGTCAGGATCCACCGTGATGGTGAAGGGGGCAGCGGCCCAACCCGACACGGAGCCGACCGTGAGGCTGGTGACCGAGGAGTTGACGCCAGCAGTAAGAGAGGTCTCCACCGCCACATTGCTGAAGTTACGAAGTGACATGGTGATCCCTTACCGCTGGTAGTGAGAACGCTGGACGGTGCCCTGAAGGAGGCGAAGTCGCTCCTCCGAAATGCGCTGGCTGTACAAGCCGTAGAGGTACTTCGACTGCGACAGTCCGATACCCGGCTGGACCTTCGAGTCCATCGTGTTCGCCTCAACCGCACGAGTCTGAAGGTTGTACGCCTCAGCCGTGGCGAGCAGACGGGAGGCAGCCAGAAGGATGACACAGTCAAGTGACGTTGCGGGCAGCAGCGAGGCGGTGAACAGGTCCGTGTTCTCAACCAGAGGCAGCGGATCCACTGAGTACTTCACGACGATCTGCTCCGGGTAGCGGAACGCACCATCGTAGATGTACAGGGACTTGCCCGTGGTGCTCGTCGTGGACGGGGCGTTCCTGTCCAACTGCCAGTCACGCAGGTAGAACACGTCACCCGATGCCGTGATGTCGGTCATCTGAACCGACAGCACATCCTGCACCTCAGCCGGGATCTCGTAGATGAACGACGTGGACGGGTCAAGGAGAACTTCCTTCACCCCGTACAACTGCGCCCCAATCGTGGTGATCGCCTGATTGACCAGCGACTTCACCATGACCCGTGGGTACAGCGGCTGAACCACGATGCGGGTCCCTGCCGTGTGGGCGGCAGCCGCACTGTTGTCCATGCCGCGCCCGTACGGGGGAGCGGTAGCGGTTGTACCCTGACGGTCGGCGCTGTCCAGCCAGATGATCTCGTCATCGATCTGTATGCGTCCACGGGACAGGACCGACGTGTCGGCAACAGGGATGACGATGGACACGTTGGTGATGTCAGCCGTCAGATGGGTGCTGAGTTCCTGATCCCTGACGAAGGAGCGGAGATAACTCTGCACCTCGTCAACGATGTTGGCGAACGTCGTCATGTCTCTCCTAGGTGAGGGTCAGGGCCGTGTCGGTTGCCTTGCTGGCAGCCACAGCCGTGCGGATGTCCTTCAGTTTGGAACCCTTCGGCTGGATCCCCTGCGCCCTCGCGGCCTTGTACTCCGTGATCTCCGTGTAGTTGACCAACTCCCGCTTGTACAGGGAATCAACCGACTGGGTGGAGTTACGTGTCGATGGCATGCCGTCCCGTAGGCACTCGCCGTAGGAGGCGTGATCCTGCGTCGGGCAGTTCGACTTGCAGTTGCTCATTGCGATCCTCACAGTTTGATCAAACCCCATGACTCAATGACTGGCTCAAGTATGGATACGTTCCACGTCGTAGAGCGCGTGGAGCCGACAGACTGGAACGTCTTCCATGTCGTCGCCCGTGTCGTGGGAGTGGCTACGGCAACAAGCACCGACCATGTCGTTGCCCTGCTCGGGGACACCCGCCCCTTCGTATCCCACAACGTCATGCGGGAACCGGAGACTGACCCCTTGACACTCCACGATGTTGCCCTGCTCGCAGCAATCGCTGCCTTGGCTGACCATGTGGTGGCTCGGGTGGACGGAGTGACCGGCGTCAGGACATTCCATGACGTGGCACGGGTCGAACCAACCGCACCCTTCACGTCCCACGAGGTGAGGCGGGAAGAAGAGGCAGGCGTCAGTACGTTCCACGATGTGGATCGGGTGGACGCCGTGGCTGACCGAACCTGCCACGAGGTGGCCCTGCTCGCGGTGACACTGACCACGCCGTCAAGGATGTAGATCCCCGCGCCGTCCTCCATCAGGAGGTCGCCGCTGTCATCCTCTAGCAGGTAGCCCTCACGGACAGCCGAGAGGATGTCCCACAGGGTGGCTCGGGAGCCACTGACCGTGGCCTTCACATCGTATGTGGTCGCACGAGCGGCGCTTACTGCCGCCTTCGCGTCCCACACAGTGGAGCGTGAACTGGTCGCAGACTGCAGTACGGACCACGTAGTGGACTGTGCGTCCGTGACAGAGGCGAGGGCGTTCCATGTCGTGGCACGGGTAGCGGGTGCAGCGAGAGCAGCCTTGACCGCCCACGTTGTCGCCCTCGTCCCCGTGGCAACGGAACGAACCTGCCACGTTGTAGCCCGAGTGGACGACACGGCGACATCGGTAGACCACGAGGTCGCACGGGACGCCGTGACCGGCGTCGTCGTCGCGGTGTATGCCACATCCCACGTCGTCGCACGGGAAGCGTCAACCGTTCCGAACATCGACGTTGAACCGTTGACATCACCCAGCCAGCGGGATGCGGCAGAAGTGCCGTCGAAGTACGCACCAGCGGAACTGGCCTTCTCAAACACGAACCCGTCGAAGTACGAGAACTTCGTGTTAGCGACAGTCGGAAAGCCGATTATCGTTACCTTGACGAACGCGGTGCCAGCCGGTGCGGCTGACGAGGTGAAGGTGCACTGGTTCCAAGCGCTTGCCGTCACCGTGAAGGTGCTAGAACCGTTCGTACTGATGAGCCCGCCGTGCGCGTTCAGCCAGTCGAAGTTCACGTACGGCGTCTGCGCCGTATCATCCGACCAGAAGCGGAAACTTATGGAGAAGATTTCTCCCGCTACCGCCTTCGCCGTGCCGTACCCGCCAGTCTCACCTACGTTTATCGACGTTAGGTAGCAGCCACTTGTGCCGTTCCCAGCGAACCTCAGGGACGTGCTTCCCGTCCATGCCTGAGTTGCTGACACCGACCACTGGCTGTCGAACCCGCCGACGAACCATGCCCCGAGGTTCCCAGCGTTCGGGTCAGGGATGTAGTTCCATCGCCGGTTCGTCGGCTTCGTCACCGACCACGTAGTCGCCCGAGTTGCTACGACAGGGAACTTCGTATGCGGAGCCTCGGGGAACGTCCACGTATCCGTCACATGATCCGAGTTAGAACCCGTGTAAACCGTGGAGTTCGGTTCGACTAGGGCAACAAGGTCGAACGGGGAGAAGAACTCAGGAGGGGCGGTAGCCACGACCCACCCTCCTTAGCCGTTAGCGATTTCGATATTCAGATCCGGTACACCAGATGACGTAGAGTCAGCGACTGTCGTTGCGACGATGGCGCTCGTGTCGTACACGATGGGCATACCCGTCCTGTCCAGACCGTCCGTGATGACACCGGCAGCGTTAGCGACACGGATCGAACCAGACCACAAGGGTCGGGCGATGATGACGTTGGCGACACCGGCAGCGTTCGTGGCACCACCGATCACGACAGTCTCAATCTTCTGCACTCCCGAGTCACCAGAAGCCAGCGGCAGTTCCACCCAACGCCCAGCGGTGAAGCCCGACAGGGAAGCAGTCGCGCCCGTGGACTTGCCTGTCGTGCCCGCGCTGTTCGTGTACGTCACGTTGACCGTCGTCGCCGACGCCGACATCTGGGTCGTGATCTCCAAGAACAGCCGCAGGCCATGACCAGCCCCGTCAGGGCAGCGGCCAAGGATCGACGGCTGACTGGACAGCGTGAGAGTTGCCAGCGTGCCGAAGCCCGATGCACCCGTGGGAATGTTGTAGCCGTAGATCTTGTCCCACAGTTCGATCCTGCCGATCACCGTGTTCGCCGCCGTGACGCGAGTCAGGTAGCCGGTAGCCGAGCCACCGAACGCGACAAGCGTGGGGAAGCCAGCGGTCGCATCTGTGAACAGGGCACCACCCGGTGCGCCCGTACCAGCCAGCGTCAGGGCACCGGGGTTACCGGCAGCCTGAGCGATGGAGAAACGGTTCAACGCGATGGTGGTCACGGCAGCCGTCTTGGTGTAGGGGATGATCTGCTTCGCTGACGCGATGTAGCCGTCGCCTGTAGTGATCGCCACTTACATCAACTCCAATGGGGTAGGCAGGGTGTAGGTGCAGGCAGCGGCAGCGCTCTGCGCTGCGAGGACAACCTTCATGTCTCCGGTCGCTTCCAACTGGGCGAGCATGTCGTCCCGGCCCCTAGAGCGTTCAGCGATGATCTTCGCGCAAGAGCCGCATGTCGTTCTACCCGTCAGTTCAAGGCCACACGCCGCTCCATGCAAAGCATGGCCGCAAGCGGGATCGTGAAGAATCATCCTTGCTCCTCTAGGGGTAGATGGTGGCTAAGGGCGACCAAGGCCCTTGGCCTATAGCGTTGACGGCGGCCACCTTTATCGTCATGGACTGCTCGGGCCAATGCAGCATCACTTCATTGGAGAAGCGGTTGACATCCGTGGTCGTGTACTCAGTGAATCCTGACTGTTGCACGACGTAACCCGTGATAGCGGAACCCCCATCCGACACCGGCGGGTCCCATCCAGCGATGACGCCCCACCAGTTGCTCACGTCCTCCCACTCCGAGAACAGGTACGGCACGGGAGGCGCACCCGGCACCGTCGCAGCGGCACCCGACTGCACCATGAACGGGTTTAGCAGGACACCCATTACGGCACCGTGTAGTAGAGCGTGACCTTCAAGCCCTTGGCCCCGGTGCCCGCAACATCGACATCGAACGTGATCTCGTCATCGTCAGCGATAGCCGTCGTCACCAGTGACGTAGCCGTTGTCGCTGTCACGCTGGTCTTCTCGCTTGCGTCAATCGACAACTTGTTCGTCGCGTGCAGGACACTCGTTCCGTTCTTGTTGATGTCCACCGTAGGCAGGCCAGACGAGGACACCGTGTTCACGGACGCACGGGGAACGGACGTGAGGGTGCAGGCATAGGGCATCCTCATCGTCACCTTCGCCGTGCCCGTCGTGATCGCCGTGGTCTCATCACTGAGAGCCACCGTCATCGTCTGGGTCAGATGCCCCAGTAGGGCATCCACCGTGACCTTCTTTGAGGTGGACGACTGCACGACAGGCAGCACCTCCGTGCCCGCTAGGGCTGAAGCAGAGGCGAGTGCACTGATCTTCGTGTCAGCCATTACAGGGACCCGGTGTCACCCGTGACTGCGATGGTCACGCCATCAGAGGAGAGGGCGGCAGAGTTCGTGGCGGTGCGCTTCACCCAGAAGGCCTTGCACTGGCCCGAAGGAATGTTACCCAGCGACAGGCCCGTACCCGCAGTGGTCGGGGCAGAGAACGCACCCGTACCTGTGGGTGCCGTGGTCTCGTTGGCGATGGTCGCAGCCTGTGCTGATGCGGAGGCAATCGCCGAAGCAGCCGTGCCGTCAATGGCGAGGGTGATGTTCGCACCACCGGCAGTCTCAGCCGACAGGTAGACGACCGCGTTCTCCAGCGTGTTCGCAGCGTTGGAGTTGTGCACGAAGATGCACCTGTAGTCCACTGTCGATGCCGCATTCTCTGCGCCGCTGATGTTGTCGAACAGGTCATTCGCCGAGCCACCAGCCCACGCTGTCGTGCTGATCTGGTCACCCAGAGCGGCAGCAGCAGAAGAGGCCGTCGTGTTGCCCGCTGCGGCAACGACGCTGTACTTGAAGAGGATGTCGCCCGCGACAATCGCAGCCATGTTATGCCTTCCTTATGCTGATTACGAGAGTCACGTTTGACCCCGCGAATGTGGATCCGATCTGATCAATGTCAACCGTCAGGACATCCCCGGCAGTCAGCGATGTAACAGTCATGCCCGTCGTATTGCCGATGGTGTTGGACGCAGCGACAGCACGTGGCCTTGAGGCTTGGGTCCCGAAGATCGTGGTTCCGTTGCGGTTCACGTCGAAGATGGCGTCTGCGCCTGTGGGGGCAGCGGCGATGTAGCCGCGCACTGCCAGCACCGTGCAGTCAAAGGCGACCGGGTAGCCCTGCGCTCCAGCCGTCACGGTCAGGTCACCCGTACGATTGAACGGGATCGCCGTCACAGCCTCAGGACCCTGAGGTCCCAGTTGGCCGATGGCAATCGTTCCCGCTGTCACATCAGCGATGAACTGCTCCCACCGATTGTGGTCAGCAAGGTGGCCCGTCGTCCCCGCAACACGCGTCATGCGATGGCCTCCGCTGTATCGGTAGTAACGTCAGGCGTGTTGGTCGCCGTGTTACAGATGAAGAAGTCTTGGTACTCGTCGTTGTAGTCATCGGTGTAGGAGATGCCGTACACGTCCGAGTTGTTGATGGCTTCACGAGCCTCGGCCAGCGTCAGGTAGTAACCCTCGCGACCAATCTCGTAGACCGTTCCATCGATGGTCTCGTCCAGCATGATGTTGCGTGTGCGCCAAGAGAACGTTCCGTCCAGTGCCTTGACGATGACGCCCTGCTTGTCCTGCACGGGGTGGGACACGAAGTACATGGCATAGGGCAGACCCGTCTTCTCAACCGACAGACGGGTAGGAGCGAAGCGAGGCATGGTGTCCCTTCGTTGTGCAGGAGGAGAGGCAGCGGAGTAGTGCCGCCCCTCCTCCTGTCACGTTACGATCAGCCGTTCTTCACATCGAAGAGAACGCCCGACTCACCGTCGTAGATCGACGTACCGAACCAGCCGTACCAGCCGATTCCGAAAAGACGCCCGAACTTATCATTCTGGGGCGTAGTCACGACACCGGGCTCACGAACGACACCCTCAACCAGACCCTCGTTCGCAAGGAACAGGACGTTGGCTGCGGTAGCAGAAGCAGGCTTCTGCAGCACCAGCGAGGTCGACACGTTGACGGTCGAACCCTTGTCCAGACCACGGTACTGCGGCGACTCAATGAACCGCACACCCTCGAAGATTCCGACGGTGCCGTTCCAGATGTTGCCGTTCGCGTTGTCCTCAAGGTGCGGGTAGCGCCAACCGGCAACGTCGGTGGTCTCACGAAGAGCAACCGAGATGTCCGGGGTGATGAGCCCGAGGTAGAAGCCATCACCGAAGGGAGACTGACCCTTGTTGCGGAACAGCGCAACGATGCGCCGGATGTGACCAGCCTGAAGCGACTGAGCACCCGCAGCAGCAACTGCCGTGGTAGAGATCGCACCAGCAGCATCGCCCTTGTAGGACATGAAGCCAGTGTTGGCGAAGCCGCCAGTGGAACCGTAGATCGTGTTCAGGTAGATCGCGTCCGTGGTGTCGCGCATTCCACGAGCCACGTACTCAGCCTGAAGCGGATCGATCTGGGTCCACGCACGCTCACGCAGACGCAGCGTGGTGACAGAAGCGTCACCGTACTCGTTCATCGTGAGATCGACAGACTCCAGCGCACCGGGGATCGCCTTGGCGTCGGGGTCTTCGTACTCGTTCAGGGGGGTGGTAGCAAGAGCGATCTGCGCCGAACCTGCACGGAACATCGTCACCTTGGAACCGGGGAATGCAACGTCAACAGGGCGACGAGTCGCGAAGTTGCGGTACATCGGCTCCCAGCGCAACTTCCACTGGATCGCCTTGTCGAAGGTCGCTCGTACAACCGAGTCAACCTTGTCGGTCAGGGAAGCGCCAACACCTACGGCAAGCGCAGCATCCGCACCCGTCCCTGCAGTACTACCCGTGACGGTGGGGCCACCGACCACGTTCAGGGCATTCTGCCCTGCAAGGCCAACGTTGGCCATGTCAACTCCTTAGGGGTTACGCAGACTTCAGCACCGCCTGCAACTCATCCCAGTTCTCAGCCGCGTTGATCCGCGTGAGCAGATCACCGGGGTCACCGGAAGGAGCGCCTTGGAATGCAGTAGCCTGACGTGAAGCCTCCGCTGCTTGTGCAGCGTTGGGATCCGGCTGGTTCACAGCCGGAGCGCCCGCCCCGAATACGTCGCCGTACTCCGTCAACCACTCATCAAGTGCGTCATCACCAAGGTCCTTGGGCACGAGACCCGCGATCTTCGGGTTGAGATTGCGCTTTGCGATCTCCTCTGCGAGTGTGCGCTTACGGGTCTCGCCCCTAAGCGAACCAACCTCAGTCGTCAGAGCAGCGTTCTCTGCCTTCAGTGCCTTGATGATCGAACGAAGTTCCTTCGGAAGATCCGAAGTGTTCTCGTCGTCGTATTCGTAGTCGGACATTTCTTCTCCCTTGTTAACCATTTGCGGATGGCGCATCACACACTGCTGCACACAGGGGTATGCGCAGTCAGGCCGTGACTACCGGGCAGTTACACAACACGGGGCCGGTCGATCCGTGTTGGAGCGCGGGTGCAAGGAGTCGAACCTTGGCTGCCGGTTTTGGAGACCGGAGTGCTTCCGTAACACTTCACCTACTGTGGTGCTATTCCTGCTTGCCGTTGGTCACTTCGACGATGGCCGTGGGAATCTGCTGAAGAATGCTGTCCACGTAGTCGGTCGCCTCGGTGAACGTGGTGAACCTGTTGTCCGGGACGATGATGCTGACGAAGAACTTCATTACTTGCATTCCATTCCGGGCGCGGTCTGCTTCGGCATGTTGTTCCCAGACTTGCCGGGAACCTCGGTCTTGTAGTTGCCCGATGCCCAGTTGAGCAGGGACTCCTTCGGGATCTCAACGCGCTTGTTATCTGCCATGTTACTTTCCAATCGTCCCGTCGGCCTGAATCTTCAGGCGAGCGATGATCTCGTTTGCATCCTTCGGCGTGATGTTCGGTGCGATGAAGAAGTGCATCGGATCGTTGGTCTTGCCGTGGTACGTGATCGGGTAGTCAACGCCCGGAGAGTCAGCACTGACTCCCCACCCGAAGAGGTAGCGACCATCCTTCGTGCGGAACTTCTTCAGGATCTGGCTGATGATCTGAGCCTCAACCACGGGCATCCGGCTCGGCCATGCGTTCGCACCGATGCTGTTGGACCAGCAGTCGATGGCGTAGCCAGCATGGTCACTGATGCCTGATCCCATCCGGGGGGCACGGTACGCGTACGACCACGTGTTCGTGGTGTGCAACTGGCTGACCTGATCAAGGTAGACACCCAGACGCAGGAACAGGGGCAGGTAGCACTTGCGGGTACGCAGGCTGACCGTGCGTCCGGGGATCTTGGCAGACCGCAGATACAGCGGAGCAAGAACAGGGGTGATGGCCAGATGGCCCGAGAGTGTCTTAGCCATTACTTGACCTCCAGAATGGTGGGTGCCCCGACCTTGCCGAACGGGGATGAACCGAGAGACCAGAGGACTGACAGGGCAGCGCCTCCGGCAGCGAAGCCACCGACGGTGACCCAGTTGGTCGTCAGAGCATTGATCTGCTCCGCGCCAATAGAGAGGATGGCGGCTGATGCCGCGCCCCTCACCGCCAGTTCGGCGGTCGCCTTCCAGAACTCAACGGTCCACATGAACATTCACTCGCCCTCTGCTGGGTAGGAGGCGATCCGCTTGATCGCCGCCAACTCGTACCTGATCTCTTGATGCTGCAAGTCTCGCCTGTGCTCGTTCTCCCCGAGTTCAAAGGCAAGAGCGTCAACCTTCTTGTTGACATCGTTGAGCGACTGGCCGCCATTGGTGTCCGTCTTGATCTGCTTGGTCGACAGGACAATCGTGGCGATGATCTTCTTCTCCAGCCGATGGGAAGTCCACCGGGAGAGAGTGATGAACACGGTCAGTACCGCGACCACCGCCAGAAGAATGTCCAGCCAATCGTGTATTTCGGTCACGACTACACGTAGGTGTAGGCAGAAGCCTTCGTCTGTGAGGTGCCGTCTGTCTGAGTAATCACGAGAGACTTGGCACCCGCAGTTCCGGCGGGCGTCACGATGGACAGCGAAGTGGCAGACACCCACGTATATACACATGCGTTGCCAGCCAGTTCAACTTTTGCAATCTTGTAGAAATTGGTCCCGGCGATGGTGACCGTGGTCCCACCAGCCGTAGTCCCCGAGGTGGGGGAGAGGACACCGATAGTTCCCATGGCTGCTGGCTCGCTCAGATCGGACGCCAGACGAGGACCATTAGGGTAACGGGTGTCGGCCTCCCATGGCCGCATCCTGCTTGCACTTGACATATCAGTCTCCTATTGCGCTCGTCGGCCTGCACTGAGTGATGTAGAGCCAAGACCCGACGAACCGCCGAACCTTGCCCGCTCCTGAGAAGCGAGAACCTTCTTCTTGTTCGTGATGTCAGCCGCACCCGTCAGGCCGAACTGCTCCTGAACGAGTTCGTTGGCATCACCTGTGGTGTCGGACAGTTTCGCCAACCGCTCATAGAGCGGGGTGTCCGTGGCTACAGCATTGAATCCCTGAGTCGCCTGCTGGTACGCAGTGTTCGCGTAGGTGGAGGACATGAGGTTGGCTACCTCATCGCGGATCGAACCGCTGATCCCAACGCCAGCGTTGATGGCAGCGCCACCCACCTCTGCGCGGCTCATGTTCTTCTTGACTTCCTTGTCCAGATAGTCCAGCGTCCGGGTGGGATCCAGAACGTATGACGCCATCTGGGCGTCGGACATCCCGTAGATGTCGCGGAGTTGCTGCTTCACCGAGGCGTTACCGTCGTAGTTGATGTAGGACAGGGCGTCATCCAGACGAGCACCTACCTCGCGCACGCTGACATCCTTGGCGATCAGGGTGGTGAAGTCGGAGGTCTGATCGAACAGGCCTGCTGGCATGTTACGATTCATCATCGCCGTCTTGTAGCCCTGCTCCATTTCGATGTACGTGGCCGGGGACAACTCAGCCAGACCAGACTTGGCCCGGTCAGCATTCGCAGCGAAGCGTGCGTTGTAGGCGTCCCTGTACTCGGCATCGTTCTTCGTCATCACCCACACGGCATCACCCGTGTATCCCATGCGAACGTACTTCTCCATCGCCCCCACGAGTGCACCCATGCCATTGGACCCCATGAAGTCGCGCATCTGCGCGATCATGCTGGTCTTCTGCCACTCCAGTGGATCGACCGTCACCGTCGTCGTGGTGTTGGTGTTGTTGACGACGGGGGCAGGAGCAGCGGCAGCGACAGGATCAGCGTACGGACGAGGGGTCACCTGAGCATTGCCACCCGGCACGTTCGTCGCCGTACCACCAACGTACTGCCCGCCACCAGCGGGAGTCCATGTCCCTGTGTTCGGCCCAGCCTTCGGCGTGTTCGGATCGTAGTACCCAGTCAGTGGGTTGTAAGCCATCGCTCCTACTTCCAGAATCCGAAGTCCTTGAGCATCTGCATGCTCGCATCACCAAGTTCCTTCTGACCCGTCTGCGTCTTGTCCCAGCGGGGATCCTTACGCAATCCCTGCTCGAACTCCCAGAGAGTTTTCTGCCGTGGCTGTCCTGTACCCGCATCGATGTAGGTCAGGGCGTTCTTGATCTCCGGGGTCTTCAGATCAATCTGGTCGGGGTCTGTCTCCCAGACGTTTGCCATGGTCTGGATGTACGACGAGGCCAGATCCTTGACCGAGACCGTGTCATTGATCTTGTCTCCCATCCCCGACCACGTGGACTTCGCGTTCGCGATGATCATGTTCTTGATGTCGGTCTCCGTGATCTTGCCAAGGGCCAACTGCTTCACCTTGTCCACGTACCACTTGTCCGTCATCTGCACGCCGTAGTCGTCAGACAGCACACGGATCTGCGCGACATCGACACCAGCCTGACCCTTAAGATCTTCGGCTGAACCGTTGATGTTCTCGGTCAGGTGCTGAGTCAGGAGCATCCCACGCCCCGGCTTGTCCCAGCCATCGAAGATGAACTTCGTGGTCAGGGCTGCCTTGTCCTCAGGGGTGAGGACCGCGCCGATCTTGTCGGCCTCAGCCTGCACCGCAAGAGCGGCAGTCTTCTGCCGTGCAGTCCAGTCGGCTCCACCCGTCTTCTGCTGCACCCACGCCTCGCGTGCGTACTCAGCATTCTTGGCGAACCACTGCGTATCCTGAACCTTGACCTTGACCTGATCGGCGGTCCACTGCTCCTTGGACGCGAGGATGAAGAGATCCTTCAGTTCCTTCGTGCCACCGAGGATGCGCCATGCCATGCCGTACCGTGACGCCATCTCCTGAGGAGACAGAGGATCGGGAGCAAGCGGTGCATCCGGGCGGTTGTCGATGCCCGTCTGGTCGCCCGTCTGGATGTTCGTGTTCAGCGCACCCGTGGTGTAGTCAGTGTTGGACACGGACTTCAGGGGAGCGGTACGCCCTTGGAAGTACGGGGTGGCCCAGCCCTGATAGTTCATGCCCGCCTGCGACAGCAGCATCTGGGTGGGCCTACCATTGTTCACGTGGGTCGTGGTGATGACTGGCTGACCAGCCTTCGTGTACGACGTAACGATGGCGACGTGTCCAGCAGGAGCACCCGTCTTCCAGAAGACAAGGGCACCAACGGGTGGCTTGTTGTCACCCGGATGCCGGTACTCCTGCGGGGTCAGTGCCCAGTGGGTCAGGGCAGTCTCGTATCCCGAGTGCGCCTGACCGTAGGCGTTAGCCACATAGCGGTCGCACAGTCCGGGGTAGGTCTTACCCGAGAGGGACTGCCCCGCCCACGAGACAGCGGAGTTCTGATCTAGCGTGTCAGCCATCGTTACACCGGAGCCTTAATCGCCTGAAGGAATGCGTCCATGTAGGTGGTTGCTGCCGTGTACTCAGCGGAACCCTCTTGTGCCTTGGCCCAGTCATCAGCGAACTGCTGCGCATTAGTGCCCCCACCTGTCACGTCGTTCGTGGTGGTGGCTGAGGCAACCTGCTTGCCCGACATCTGCTGGTTGCTGGTCTCTGTCGTGCTGGATCCCGTCTGGGGATTCATCTTCTCGTGAGCCTGCAGTGCGGCGTAGAAGTCGCTGACCTCCTGAGGATTCGCCGCCCGTCCAAGGTGCTGGGTGAGTGCAGTGTTGACCAGACCCTTGGCGGTATCAGGATTGGACAGGTCAACCCGAGTTGTCGTGTTGGTTGAGGTCCCACCGAGGCTACCGTTGAGTCCCGGATCTGCCTTCTTCTTGTCCACGCCGATCATGCCAGCGCTGGGATCACGCACCCACTCAATGAACGACTGCTTCGCACCAGAGTTCGTGTACATCTGCATCGCCATGTTCGTGGCATCGATGACCGACCCCACATTGCGTGCGTACTGCATGTCGTACAGTGCGCCCTTCTCGTACAGCGCCTGCGTGTACTCCTGCCATGCAGCAGGGTTACCCGTCATGCCGTAGACGTACTTGAGCACATCCTTCTGCTCAACCACGTTCTTGCTCGGCTGACGGTTAGCCCATGCACTGGCTGAACCGATGGCCTCGTATCCACCATTCGGTTCGTAACTGCTCAACCAGATGGGCGGTGGCTTCTCCTTGCCCGTAGCAGGATCCGTGGTGGCGCTTCCCGCGTTCGCACGAGCCGCATTTACTGCAGCCTTGGCATCCTCAAGCGCACCCATCAGATCTCCCTGAAGTCATCGTCTGCGAGATAGCGGTCATAGAAATCCGCGAACCCGATGTCACTGTTGCGAAGTTTCGCGGCTGCTTCCCACGCGATGTTGTTCAGTGTGCCCTTGAGATCGTTGTCGTTCGTGGCTGCACGCTCATGCGACACCATGTCCCGAACACCCAAGTACTCACGGAGAGCAGAGATCGTCGTGTCCTCTCCCACCAGCCCAGCGTTCTGGGTGAGCAGGCGAGCACCGAGAATGAAGGTCGGTGTCATGTTCAGGTAGGCAACCTTCTCCTCGCCCCATGCGGGGTACTTGCCAGAGAGAGTCTTCTTCGTGTCATCCAGTACAGCCTTGAACTGCTCGGCACCCGGGGCGTTGACAGACTTGAAGCCAGCCTTCTCCACCTCAGAGGTGACCAACTGCTGAACCTGATTCCATTCGTTCCAGCCATCAGCGATCTGGTTGTTGCGGTTCAACTGCTGAGGCGTCATCGTGTGACGTGCCGTGTTGTTGTCGTTGCCCACATGCAGACGACGCAGTTCGCCGTACACGCTGTAGGAGAAGGGGTCATCGAACGAACCCATGTTGCCGAACATGCCCACCAGTTCGGGGTCGATGTTCGCCAGCCTCTCAACGAGGTCAGGGTTGCCGTTGATCTTCTTCCACGTGGACTGGTTCGGCTGCAGTCCGTACTCATTCATCGAACCGGAGCGGGTTACCGCGAGGTACGCGCTGCTGTCGATGAACTTCGTGTCGAACTTGTCAAGGAACGCCTTCGTCTTCTGGTCATACGACAGGGACTCGTCATCCAGCAGCGTCTGCCAGTACGCACGCTGTGGCGCGTACTTGGACTGGTATCCGACCGAGGCAGTGAACCCTACGGCTGCCTGCCCGATGCTCCAGTCCCAGAACTTGTTGACCCTGTCGTTGATCTTCTTCATATCAGCGTCAGTCAGCGTCTTGCCCGAGATCTGCGCATCGATGTACGCGTCCTCAACCATGGTGTTGGTCAGGGTCAGGTACGCCCCATCCTCTGACGTGTTCTTGAACACCACGCCCTCAACGCGCTTGATGATCGTCGGCGTCCACAGGTCGGGGATGTCCACGTTCGGATCCCCACCGGGCACGATGTTGTTGAACATCTCCGGGGATGTGTTCGCCCTGATGATGTCAGCCAGTTCGGGGCGATGGCGAAGCACGAGAACCGTTGCCGTCTGGGCCATCGGACCCACACCCGGCCACCACCACTCGGCACCCGGAAGGATGACGTTGTATCCCGCCTGCCTGAAGTTCGTCAGGTCGCCGGGGTTCAGGAACGGGGTATCGGGCAGATGATTGATCAGCCACTCTTGGTACTTCTGCGGCATGATGACCTTGTGGCCGTCATCCTTGAACATGTTCGAGGTCTCAACCTTGTTGCCGTCCTTGTCGTACACCCAGCCAAGACTGTTCGGTACGTTCCACAGCAGGTTGCCGTAGCCCAGAACCGCAGGGTTCTGGTACACGATGCGACCCCATGTACGGATGGCATTCTCGAAGGCAGGGAAGAACGGGGCAACCCAGCGCAGCAGTTGCGCTGCATTGGACAGGCGCTCAATGGTGTACATCGTGGACTTCGTCGCACGAAGCGCATCCTGATGAGCCGCCTTGTTGATGCGTGCCTTCACCGTGCCCGATGAGATGTCCTGACCCTGCGCCTTGGCAAGGTTGTACAACTCCTTCTGGCGCTGCGTGTACACCCCGTTGTAGAACGGGTGACGCACAAGGGCAGTCTCCGGGAAGGATCCGATGCCCACCATGATCTTGTTAGCGACACCGCGAACGCCGTCATGCGCACGGGTGGCTAGGTTCGGGATGATGTCTGTCACATCGCGAACAGGGATGGCCGGGGGAGTGCGCTTGATGCCATAGGCAGCCGCAACCTCAGCAGGAGTGACCGATCCACTGGCCAACTTGGCACGAAGGCCTGTCTCCTCGGGCAGTTCCTTCTCGAACTGATGCCAGAGTTCGCTCAGGTACTTCTCAATCCCTGCCTCGCTCGCCCTGCCCTTGATGTCAAGGACATGGCCACCACGCGTGGTCATTGACTGACGGTAGTGCCCGCCCGCCGGGGACATGAGCCAACGCTTCGTGTTCTCCACGATCACGCCAGCGTCCGTGCCCTCCTGAGCCAGCCATGACTGGATGATTGAGTCATGCCGCCAGACACCATTGAGTCTGATCGTGTACTCATCCCAGTACTGCTGTGCCTCACCCGGCTTCATCGTCTTCGGGTCCATGGCACGGTAGAGATTGCCCTGATCCTGCGCTGCCTTGCGTGCCTCGAACGAGTTATCGAACGTCGTCCGTGCCGTACGGTCAGCCGATGACAGAAGGGCAGCAATGTCGCCCTCGGGTCCTTGGAACGCACCCTGCATCTCAGCGCCATCGTCCATCGTGTTGGTCTGGTGACCACCACGCACACGCTTGGCATCCTTGGCACGCAGTTTCGTTACAGTGTCATCGATCTCAGCCGTGAGGCGTTCGATCTCACTCTGCAACTGGACGTACCGCTCGGACCCAGACCATGTACCCGCTGTGTACTTCCCCTTGGACAGGTCATCTACTGCCTTACGCAGTTCATCCCGTGCCAGAGTGACGTTGTCGTATGCATGGATGAGTGCCTTCTCCTGATGACGAAGGCTGCCACGCAGGCGACGGGAACCACCCCAGTAGACCATGTTCGCGGGAAGGCGAAGCATGGCTGAAGGGTTAGCAGCCACTGTACCCATGGTTGCCAACGAACGAAGGAAGCCTTCGGTCACGTTACGCTCGGTGTAGCCGAGGCGAAGCAGGACCGACAGTTTCCACCACGTGTTCACCGTGTCGGCGAACAGGGTGACATCCTCAATGCCCTGCATCCACCCGGCATTCTGATGGGTGACCTTGTCGAAGACCGACTGATCCATCATCGGGAAGGCTTCATCAAGTTCTGTGTACAGCCCCGGAGTCGTGACCAGAGAGTTCGAGTCGTCAACAGCGAAGCCGTTCTTGCCCGCACGCATGGTGGCGAGGTGACGACCACGGCTCTTGGTGTACGTGTCGTACAGGAACTTCGCCGTGTCTACGCTGATGCCGTGATCGTGCGCAATGGCGACAGCCTCAGCCTCTTCCATCGACTCAACCACAGCCTTACGGGCGGTGGGAGTGGGTGCCTGAACGTAGGCGGCATACATCGCTACGCGCTGATCAGACTGGATCTTGGACTTGCCAAGGAATGCCTTGATCTCATCCAGAGATGTGTCGCCATCGCCACCCTTCAGGTGGACGACACCGGACGGTGTGCCCTGCCCGAACCAGCGCAGGACGCGGATGGGACGTGATCCTGCCGAGTGCTCCAGCGTGGTAGCAACCCACTGGGACTTCGCGAACACCGGACCTTCGTGGGTGATGATCGGACCCTGATGGATGGCACCGAACTGCACATCAGCCGCACCCTTGCGGTATGCGTTGGCTGCATGAGCCATGGAGGCAGACACACGGTTGCCACCACGGGTGATCAACTGGCCAGCGGCCATGGTCTCGGGGGCTGCATCTGCTGCAGCAGCCGGGACATCCACGCCCTTCTTGCCCACAGTCTCCACTGCATCGCCCACGTTGCGGGCTACATCAGTGGCAGCGTTGTCAGCAGAGCCAATGGCCCTGTTAGTGGGGCCAATGGCTGTACGTCCCTGCTCTGCCCACACGCGATCCAGCAGGGCAAGGGCGTCATCAACCAGACGCGTGCCGTACTGCACCTGATCGGCTGACATCCCAGCCACACCGGGCAGTTTCTCCAGAGGATCGACACCCATGCCGTTAGACATCTGGTCGTACAGGGAGACACTGCGTGCACGTAGGGATGCCCATCCTGCGGCATCACCGGCCCCAGCCTTGGCAAGAGCCGCACCTGTAGCCAGATCCTCGGGGTCAACCTGTGCCGCGAGGCGCAGAAGTAGCGGCTTGTTGGGGGAACTACGCACCAGAGGGTTGTTGTCCAACTGGTCGGCGCGCTTCGAGATGAGATCCTGCACGTGCTCAATCTCAGGAGTCCACTTGCCTTCCTTGCCACCCGTGGCTGCGTACTGCACACCCTTATCGATGCGGTCAGACCACGAGCGAACCTGAGTCACTGTGCGCAAAGCCTGATCAGACAGGCCGCCGAACTGCCCCAGTCTCGTACCCGTACGCACGACAGAGGTCAACTTGCCACCCACGATGGTGGGATCAGCGAACACGTCCCACAATGCATCGGGTATACCCGAGGCAATCTTGCCGTAGACGCTGTCCTCGAAGGCAGCCTTGTGCTGCTTGTCGTCAAGGATGTTGAAGTTCTGCTTGTTCATCGGGTTCGACGGATCATTCAGCGTAGCGAACGAACCACCCGCACCGATGGGGTTGATGAGCATGCCAATGGCCCCACCAAGGAAGCCATAGTTGGCGACCAACTGGGCATTGGATGCGGCAGCGGCCTGACCGTAGGACACCTTGTAGGTTTCGTCCCATCCAAGGGTATCGATACCACCGGGTACGACGGACATCATCCATGCACCGACATGGTCCATCTGCTCGGAGCCCCATGTCATGGCATTGACAGCAGCCTCGGCCCCCGT